AGCAAAGAGCTTGATAGAATAAAAACTGATTTTGGTATAGTGCAGAAAAAAGCCGAAGATTCGTTTGCAAAGGCTAATACAGCAAGTGCGAAATTAAGGCAAGGAATAAATGACGTACAAAAATCATTTACTTCTTTTATAAGTCAGTTTGGCCCCGGAGTTTTAGCTGCTGTGGCTCTTGCAAAAAGTTATCAGACGTTAACAAGATTTGTGTCAGAATCTACCGAAGAGTATAAAAACCAACAAGCGGCAAACGCCCAACTCGCATCTGCGCTAGGATATACATCAGAGGCTTTGCTAGAACAGGCTAATGCTATGCAAAAATCAACCATTTTTGCAGATGATTTAATAATACAAAGCCAAGCTCTTGTTGCCGCATTTATTAAAGAAGAAGATCAAATAAAAAAACTAATGCCAGTTATATCAGATTTTGCGGCTGCCAAAAAAATAGATTTACGTTCCGCAGCCGATCTTGTAACAAAATCAATTGTTTCAGAAACATACATGTTAGCTAGATATGGTATTTACATAAAAGAAACAAATTCACAATCTGAAAAGATGGAAGAAATTATAAAAGCCATATCAAGGGCATATGGCGGAATGGCAGAAGCTGTCGGTAAAACTGATCTTGGTATTTTAGAACAACAAAAAAACGAATTGGGCGATATACAGGGAATTATTGGTGAGAGAATAGTTCCAGCGCAAAAATTGTGGAATAGTTTAATGATAAAAGGTGCTGGAATGTTTGCTAATTTAATCGGAGCAAAACCAAAAAAAGATTTAAGCGAACTAAGAGAAGAGTATGAAAAAACTATAGAAAAAATTAATAGTTTACAATATACTCCTGGATATGAAAGTGGAATGGGAGCGCAATACATAAAAGAACTTAGAGAAAAAGCAAAACAGGTAAGTCAAAGTATAGCAGATACAGAACTTGAAATAGAAAACGAAAAACAGACAAAATTACTTTCTGCGGTAAGACGACAGGCACAAGAACGGGCAGACGCAAGAATTAAGGCAACAGAAGATGCAAAAAAAAGAAAACCTGAAATTGAAAAAGAGATTGAAAAAAGAAGAGATGTTTATAAGAGACAACAAGAAGACATAAAAAAATTTGAAAACGAAATACAAGAAACAATATTTCGAGCATCCCAAAATGAACAAAAAGAAAAAGAAACCGCTCAATTAAAAATGATAGAAGCTGAAAATGTTCTAAGAAACACTCGAATATCTTTGATGACAGACGAAAACAAAAAAGAAATAGAATTATTAACAGCAAAGTATGCTGATATAATTTCAAGTTATTCCGGTAATGAACAAGCAATATCTTTAATCAAAAAAGCGGAAGAGGAAGAGAGAACAAGGGTTGTTTCGGAACAAGAACGTGCCAGGATAACGCTTGTAAAAAGAAATGCAAAAGAAGGTCTTGACATAATGGTCAACAACCTTCGTTATCTTGCAGGTGAAAACCGTAAGTGGATGGGTCTTTATAAGACCGCTGCAATTGCACAGGCAACTATCGACACCTATGCGTCTGCACAGGCGTCATATAAGGCAATGGCTGGAATACCGTATGTCGGCCCCGCTCTTGGTGCTGCCGCTGCCGCTGTTGCTGTTGCCGCTGGTATTGCCAATATTGCAAGCATAGCTTCTGCAAAGTTTGAGCATGGCGGTATTATAGGCGGCACATCTTCGATAGGTGATAGAAATATTATCCGTGCAAATGCCGGAGAAATGATATTTAATAAAGAGCAACAGGCGCAATTGTTCGGTCTTGCTAATGGGTCAAGGACTACTAATAATTCATCAAATTTGCAGCTTACAATAAACCTTTCCGGTGGTCAATCGCTCAATAGAGAAAACACAAGAACAATTGTAGACAAGATGGAAGATTTAAATAAGACATTAATGGCTGCGAATAGAAGTGGATACCTTGAGCCATTTAAACAGCAATTAGGCTTAACAGTAAGATAAAATAGTATGGCAGTAACAGATGGCAAAATACAACTAGAAGACGCAGACCTTAATCAAATTGAGATTAGTGTTCCTGTATTTGGATATAAGACGACTATCCTACTTCCATTTGATATACAGAAACTTGATACCGGATTGTATGGTATTTATGACCACGGTGCGAGTTATGACATTAGAAAGTGCAATTGTACTTTTATGCTTTCAGCCACTGAAATGAACACATTGAATACGTTTTTAAAAGAAGATAATATTTCAACATCAAAAGGGAGAGCGTATAATGTTACACTAAGAATGAATACCGGTTCTGGTTTTTTCCCGTATGGGGCTGACAAGGGGGATGTCGGAGATTTTACAACTGCAATGACATTTACAAAGCACGGATCGGTTGGTGAATCTCCATTTAATTATTTTATATGTGATGTTGAAATGGTTAATGTAGGCACGTTTCCAGCGTATGTTTTACCTGCCGAGGTGAGTGACGGAGCATTCACTTTCGGAACGATAACAGAATGCCGCTTCCCGCCTGACTGGTTTTCTCCTGCTATAAATTATGGATATTATGCAACTATAAAACAAAATAGTACCGTTGAATGGATAGACCGTGGGGAAAACGCAGATTGGTTTGAAACACAATTTGATTTTAGAAGCAACGAATCAAAAACCGCTGCGGTAATAAATTATATAACAGGAACATCAAGGGGTGGCGCGTTTAATATAGCCACACCTGCTGGTTATCGTCCATTTGGGAGTGATATAGGGGACGGAACTTTTTCTGTAAGACTTATCCAGGACAAGATCGAAATAACCCATCATGAATACAACTTGTTTTCTTTTCCGATTACACTATCATACGAAAGCACGGTATAAATATGTCCGCAAATGATATTGTGTTTGGAATAAAAATAGTGTTGAATGACCGTTCGTTACCTGTTGATGAAGATTCTACTATCGGCCTGTTTAATGTAAATTCAAGCATTACGCTGACCGCCGCTTCAGGACAACCAGATTTAATTGTGTATGACGGTACAAAATTTGAAGCTGGTCAATTGGTTTACATATCTGATGATAATTCATACGAGGAAAATGTAATCGATAGTATTGATAGTAACACAATAACATTTAAGGACAATCTAACAAACTCGTATGTAGGTGCAGATAACGGGCTTGTTTCCGCCGATAGCGTGTTTGGGTGGACACAGACAAGTATAAGCGGGATAACAGGCAATTGGATTGATGGAATGATCGTACAGGGAGGGTTGGGGGAATGGACGCGGTCAATCGATTTAAAGCAGGGTGGTAATATTGCACAAGCCGGTTCTGCTAGTGTAACCGTTAAGAATACTTCTAAATTCTGGAACACGCTATTTACAAAAAACATTTACATGAATGGTTGTCGTGCAGAGATATACAAATTTACAGGGACAGCTGCAAGCAAGCAATGGAGCGGTATTTGCGACACCCCTACGTGGAACTCAAAAGAATATACTATTAATATGGTGGGCTATCACAATAAAAGAATTGCAAATATTGGAACCGAAATTGATGAGGAAAGTTATCCTTATGCAAGTAGTGACACTCTTGGCAATTTAATTCCGTGTACATTTGGGAAAATTGTTCCTGTTTATAATTCTGATGGAGTAATAAATTACAATGGATTTGCAAAATGTGTAATAATAAAAGATTTAAATAATATATTTACAATTAAATCTTACGATAATATTAATGGCTCTTTGTTTGTTTATCCTGTATATAGTTTTGTTGGAACAGAATCATTTCCGGTGCTAGAAGGGCTAGGAGGAACACCACCAATATCTTACAGATTAAAACTGATGAAGGCGCAATCTGTGGGAACTGATTATACTTGGAGATGGGCAGGAAGTTCTGTAACGTATTTTGAAAATAAAATATTACAAGTTGTTGATGGAACTGGAGAAGGTAAATTTAGAGTAATAGAATCAGCGTCTGTTACATTTGGAGATTCTCACCAAGGCGAAGATATTGTTTTTACCCTTAAAAATTATTTTGAAGAAGATTTGTCAGGGAATGAGTCTGCCACGGCAGACAATCAAAGTTGGTGTAAAATATTGGATGCAGAAAAACAATACAAGGTTGATGCGTGGCCATGTCAAGGTTTTGTTGATGATAACGAAGAAATACAAACAATAGATTTAAATTTTTATTCTTATGTGCAAAACGATAGTGTCACAGTGTCAGGTAGCGCCGAAACCGTTTCTGTAAAAGATGGCAAATTACAATTCTTAAAACTACCTAAATTTTTTATAAAAGTAAATCCAGATGGAAATTGCAATTTATTAATATCGGATTCAAAATATTTTAAAAATAGTCTTGATACAGTAGAATCGTATTTGATAATACCAGTCAAAAGATTAAACCGAATGAACTCATTAACAGCGGCGGAAATTGGGGAAAGTGATTACACTTATGAGGTTGATGGATTATATTCAAAATATGATGGTAGTGGTGGTGGTGGTTTTGATTTAATTAGTTATTCAGAGTCAGGAGATTCGATTTCAACAGAATATAAAGACAAAAATTATAATACATACAAGGAATATGAAGCTATAATTCATAACGTAAATTATTTATGGTATCACGCACATAGATTGTATTTCCCTACGTATCCAACCAATTTCAGTTTTGACAATGTTTATTTAGGTCTGTGGATTAATGCAACATATTTGGGTGATTTTCTTGTTGTTAATTATGCTCCAAGATTTAAATGCTATTTGAGAAGGTTTTTTGGTGGGTATACAGAAATAGCCGACATTAACACTTTTAGTTCCGATATATCTTATCAATTAAATATAAGGAATTTGCCAGAAGATTATTTTAGCGCAGGAGCATCTCCAAGCAATAAAGATTTATATTTTTATTATGCTAATAATGGAGATTCTAGCAATGAAGCGTCTGGTTTTGGATTGTTAGATTTAAGTATAATTAATTCTATTGACAAATACAAATCGTATTATTGTTGTTCAATAGGAACAAGATTTGCTTTAGGGGCTGGCGGCAATGTAACGTCAAACTATAAAATAAGAGAAGCTGCAATAATATTTAAAAAAAATGTTTCAGTAAAAAACGAAGTTTATTCTATGGTAAAGGGGCGTATATACAACAATACTTGGGGTTCTCGAAAAACAGCGGCAAATCTTATTGAGTCTCCTGTTGATATATTGGAGCACGTTGAGCGCCTGTCATGCTGGTCTGATTATTCAAACACTCCTTCCGCTGGATGGGGTAAGGGATATGCCACTGGAGCTAAAATAAGTACCACATATTTTGATGATGTAACCGATCCTAATTTTTTAATCCTTTCTACTTATAAGTGCTCTAATCAGCTTCTAAATTATGATGATTGCTATACCGATAAAATACAGCGCTCTTTGTGCAAAGACTTTTTCATGGCAAAATGGTACGACAAAAATGGATACGCGTGTGTTTCGCGTGTTAAGAAATCAGAGACATCGCCAAGTGACACAATAACGCTTGCCGACATTGTTGATCGTTCTTCTATTTCTATAACCGAGCCATCACCGTGTGATATATTTCCAGAACCATTTGTAAGGTATCGAAAGAATTTTGCTTCAGATAAATACGAAAGTCTTATTAGAGTAACAAATGCAAGTGCGATTTCTTTTAATTCTGCATATGTACAAGGAATATCTGATTCTGATGAAGCTGAAATATTGTGGAACAAATGCCATGTCCTTTGGCTTAAAGCCGGCCATCTCGAAAAACCACCGAATGAGCTAACAGACAAGCAATGGTTTAACAGTGATGGAGCTGATAATCTAGCCAAAGATTATTTAAATCTGTGGGTTGATTGGATGTTTAACCCATCTTGTCAAATTGTTGTACATTTTAATAAGGCTGGAGAATGGGAAGAGGCGCATAGATTTACATTGCAACTACCTCACCAGACAAACGATACGGCTATCGAGTGTGTTATTACTAAAATAAAAGTAAACCCTAACCCTCCGTATTATGTGACAATTAATGCAATAATGTTCCGCGAAACAATACCGGTTGATTATTATATTAAGGATACCTGGATTAACTTTAGCAATAATACTGATGATTGGAAGGATACTTATGCAGATCAAACCGGTGACAATGACATTAAAAAAATTTAGGCTGAAAGGGGTTATATTATATGATAGAGAGATTTGAAATAATAAACAGAGAACATAGACCGATTAGAATATATATCCGAGAAAATGGGGTTGAGAGATGCGTTACAGTTGATGATTTTATTAAAAATCATAACGCTACAATATCTAGTGGTGATATAGAATATGAGAAAAAAGAATATATTGCAAAGCTATCAAAAAAAATAAAGCTACTTTGTTTATCAAAAGAAGATGAAAAAAAAGAATTGGCAAAATTAAAAACAGAAAACGCGATTAAAAACATAGAAATGCTTGTCAAAAACAGGTTGTCTAGTGAGCAGAAAAAAATATACGGAACTAAAAAGTTTGATGATCTAATCAATGAAATGCTTTCTTACATTGAAAAGAAATGTGAGGAAACCAAATGGCAATCTTAAAACACATAGAGCAAATAGGCGATACCGAGACCAATGTCAGGGCAAATCTTGACCTGTTGCAAATTTCCATTCTAACAGATCAGAACGAAGAATTTGTATGGATGAACGATGACGCAAGCAAATTGAAATATGGAGCTATACAAAAAAACTGGGACGGTGCTGCAATTAATTATGAGAACAACGATTTTGGACAAGTCACATTGCACGACGATTTATTGTTAGATGAATATATAAAATTATCACTTGCTACAGATAACAATATTCGTTTACAAGATGGTGCAACAACAATATCAGCGGCAGGCGTTCAGGCCTTTGTTTTTGAGGACGACAAAATATATACCATGCTTAGTCAAGGCGTAGGCACGTCCTCACCAAGCGCAATGATTGACATAGAGCAAGTGGGGACTGTCAAGGCCGTTACTAATCTACTTGAGCTTACCAATTCAGGTAATGCCGCGGACATGGACGGAACTGGAACTGGAATACTATTTAATCAGTTTTACTATGATGCAGTTACTCCGGCTGTAGTTAATGTGGGTAGAATCTGTTTTAAGACGGAAACGGACTGGACAAGCACAGCGAGTACACAAGATAGTTCTCTGGTGTTAAGTACTGTGTTGAATGGTGTGTTGACGGATTATGTTACGTTGACCAGTGCTGGTTACATGGGCTTAAACATTGTACCAACAACTAGACTGTATGTAGCTGGTAACGATGCACTTGGTTCGACAATTGTACAAGAACGGGCATCGGATGATGCTTATGGAGCCTATTTGCGAATGTACAAGAGTTATGGGTCATTAACGTCACGGGGAAACGTGGTTGATGGTGCTGTTCTTGGTGGTTTACAGATGTACGGATACTATGGTAGTGCATTTTACCAGGGTGCGCAAATATCCGCACACATAACTGGTACACCTTCGGCTACGTCAATGCCAACAAAATTACTATTTTATACTACGCCCGCAGGTTCTATTACTCCTATTGAACGTGCGCAGATAACAAGTGCTGGATATTTCGGTCTTGGCACTACGCCGGGTTATTTGTTCCACGCGGTTTTAAATCAGAACGGTGGGACAGTTGGATTGATTGAGAATACTACTAATGGAACAACAGCGTCCAGTGGTGTGGGATGTCGAGGGTATGGATCAAATCTAATGATATTATATGCCATATCCCCTAGCTATACAACGGGTAGTAAAACGTATTGGCAAGATAAGGGTATATTGTGTTCGGGTAGTAA